AAAGGCGACTTAAAAGAACAAAAAGCAGCCTTATTCTATTGCTCTCTTGCTCATACAGCACTTTCACGTCCGAATGAGGAACAACCACAGAGCAACCAAGGAACAACCAACCCACAAAAACCGCTACAGCCCACTGATAGCAAGCGATACAGCGGAAATGTATTAAAATTCAAAAAATCCGAGGAACAACCCATACCTGAGGAACCTATAGAAGAAGAAGATAGCGCGTGCGCGCGCGAAAATCTGAACTTCTGTAACGATTGGGTAGGGTTGACCAAGCAAGTTGGTCTTTCAGTCAGTACGGATGAACTACAAGCGATTTTCAACAAGTGGAAGTTTAGCGATACAGGTAACACCTATCGCCACATAGCCACACATCGAAAGTACTGGATGCGTTACTGCGCAACCATCAAGCACAACCAAGTCAAAGGGGGCAGTCATGCACTCAAGCAGCAATCTAGTCAACAAAGTGGGTATCGCAATGCAACCGCAACCGCATGGCGAGACTGTTATGAACGAGCGCAACGAGGCGAAGGGGTCGAAGCGTTCGACTTCTCTACCGAGCAGACTTGATACTGTCTACCAGTTTTGCCTAACGAACTTGAAACCAGTGTTGATGGAGTACTGGCCTGAATTCGTGAACAAGTACCCAGAACTGGATATGCAGCAATGGGCCATTCGCGAATACGCTAAGCAGATGGTTGACGAGGGTGTTTCCAGTAGCCGACAAATTCAATCGGGCATTGCAAAGGCGTGTAAGCAGCAATATCGCCCACGGCCTACAGAGTTTGCAAAGCTTTGTAAGCCTACACCTGAGGAACTTGGCATACCCTCACTGCGTGAAGCGTACGATGAAGTGATCGCCAGACGCGGAAGATTCAAAGGTAAAGACTTTGAATTTAGCCATCGCGCGGTTGAGCTGGTAGACGAACGTGTTGGTCATCGTGTTTATCAAATGCGAGACGCAGACTTCATGGAACTGTTCAAAGGCGAATATGAGTACTGGGTGAGCAGGGCGATGACAGGTGATTTGCCTGCTGCGAAAAAAGCACTTGAATACTCAACACCGAAAAAGCCGGTTATCGACAGTTACGTGGCTAAGCACGGCAAGCCTATGCTTGGGGATGACCTGGTTAGTCAGAAGATCAAAGAGCTTGGCATGCTAGTTTCTAAAAAACGCCAGGCGCACATAAGTACACCAGACGATAAGGTAGCGTAGTAGTGACAGACGTTCAGCACGATACAAGCGAAACCGAAACTTTGCTCAATGAGTGGGGTAAATGGAGCCGAATGGGATTAGGGCTCAATATCGGTAAAAGCGATAACAACAACGTGTATTTCATCAATGACGATATGGCGCTATTGGTAGACCGTCTTGTTGCAGAACTGAAGCGAGAACGACCTTTGTTAGCCAACATAGTCATCATGTACTATCGAAGCGATTACAATTATCCAATGATTTCTAACGCGTTAAATATTGGTGAGACAAAAGCAAGAAGTCTCCATAAATCAGCTATTTGTTGGGTTGATGGGGCTTTGATTGGGTTCACTCTAGACGTTAAATTGGCATAATTTGAAAAAACTTGTTGATCTGCGCGCGCGGATCATCTACTTTACTTCACGTAAGCTAAGCGAAGCTGCACTCGACACAAAGGTCACTCATTGAGTGGCCTTTTTTTGTGCCTGCTTTTCTCTGCTTGTTGTGTCTTGTTTATCCCAACCTTGCCTCACCTTTGGTGGGGCTTTTTTATGGATGAAGATTATGTTTCCCTACGGCAAAACTTCACAAGCCCGTCTTGATACGTGCCATGTTGATACTCAAACGATATTCAACGAGGTGAAGAAGTTCATTAACGCTTCGATCTTTTGCGGCTATCGCGGTAAAGATGAGCAGAACAAAGCCTTTGCCGATGGTTTGAGTCAATTGGAGTGGCCTAACTCAAAGCACAACACTTTTCCTTCCATGGCCATTGATGCTGGCCCTTACTTCGTAGAATTAAGTAACACAGACTGGAAAGACGAATTGGCTTTCGCTGTATTCGCAGGTCATGTCATGTGTATTGCCCGTCAGTTATACGCTGAGGGTAAAACAACCCACTTGCTTCGCTGGGGTGGTGATTGGGATATGGACGGTAGAAGCCGTGATGAGCGTTTCCGCGACTTACCACACTTTGAGTTATATAAGCCATAAGGTGAAATAATGAATTGGTTAAAACCTCTAAGCAGCGCTATTGATGGTGTTGTTGGTATCTTCAAGAGTAAGCAAGAGCAAAAGGCAAACGCTGAACAGGCTAAGGCAAAGCTTAAGCAAACTAAATTACAAGGTGAGCATGAGGTTACACTTACTGACGCAGAGGGAGAAGCGCTATTAGCCCAGGGCTTAGAGAGCAGCTGGAAAGATGAGTACGTTACCGTTCTCATTACCTCACCTTACGCTTTGTTGGTATTAGGTGCGATATCGTTATCTGTATTCAATGACCCTCGCATGTTGGATGCAGCAGTACTGGCCATCAGTAATCTTGAGAAAGCCGGTGTTGATTTAGACTTTCTGTTCAAGGCTGTGGTGTTATCTGCTATTGGCCTAAAGGTATGGCGTGGTAAATAATATCCTTTCGTCTAATACACAATGGAACAACATTTGAATAATCATGTTATGGGCCCTACAGGAGTGCATAGCATGTCAGCATATAGCGACAGATTTAAAATGAGTGATAAGACCACAGCTACTAACTACACAGCCAGTGGCCTTACGGCTTTATGGGGAATGGTAAACATCGACCATCTAGTAGCAGTGATAGGTATTATCATAGCCATAGCCACCTTCGGCGTTAACGTCTACTTCAAGCGGAAAGAAGACAGACGACAAGAAGAACTTCATGCCAAACTTATGGAAGCATCACCTAACAACGAATGCATTCCTAAATAACTTTCATAAAAATATTTTCGCGGGTCCTTTTGGAGGCACCCCCTCACACGGCGCATAAACCCGCGTTTTTTTAACAGCTATAAAATCCCATAGGGGGGTTATATTTTGTTTGATTTAGATGATAAAGCTAAACAAACAGAATTCGCTTCTTTGGTTGGTGCTTCACAACCGGCCATTCACAAACATCTCGATAACGGAACCTTAGTTCGTGGCGGTACCTACCGCCAGTGGTTACGTGCTTACTGCGAAAAACTACGCGACGAAGCCAGCGGAAGAACCGCAAGTGACCAGCGCTTGAAGTTAGACGAAGCGCGAACGCGCGAAGCTTCTGCCAACGCGAGAATGAAAGAGCTCATGCTATTCAAAGAGGAAAAGCTAATTCTCGACAAAGCACAAGTTCGTGAGGCTATCGACGGCTGGATTGCCCTGGCGAAATCTGAGTACACAAACTCGATAGAAAAAATCTTAGCCATGCTGGAAAGCCAGCATGGGATCACCATAGACAGAGAATCAATTGATGGAACCACAGCTGCTGCCATGCGAGTTATTGCAGACTTCCAGTTCCAATCTACAGACTCTGATTGACGAATGCCGCGCTGGGTGGTTACCACCTGAAAACATTCCAACGCGCGAATGGCTTGAAAAATACTTTCGACTACCCGCTGAAGATGCAGACTTTGCTGGTTTGTACAACGCGGATTACGTGCCGTACTTCTGGGGTGTAATGCATGCCCTAGATGACGACTTTGTTGAAATGGTCGGCTTGATGAAAGCTGCCCAAATCGGCTGGACACTGCTAGAAACTGGCTGGATAGCAAAGCGTATTTGCTGTGAGCCCAGTCGTATTCTTGGCTTGTTTCCTAAGGATGACAAAGCGCGCGACTTCATTGAAGAGAAGTTTGAACCTGTTATTAGGGCTACGCCAGAACTTGCTAAAAAAGTTGATGTAAGCAGCAGTAGAAAGGCGGGTAACCGAAGCAACAAAAAGAATTTCCCTGGGGGCTCTCTTAAAGTTTTCGGATCTAACTCAGTCAGTAACGTTAAGTCAACGCCATCGCCAGTGGTACTGGTTGAAGAGCCCGACGACACAAACGGTAACGTTGGTGATCAGGGTGATGCGATACGCTTAGCGCGTGAACGCATTAAACGCTTTCGAAAACGTAAGTTTGTTCTTGGTGGTACCCCTTCTGTTGAGGATTTAAGCGAAGTTGAGCATTACATCAACCTCGGTACCCAGCGAACTTTGCCAGTGGCCTGCCACGATTGTGGCGAAAAGCACGTTTTAGACTGGGAAAATGTCAGTTGGGTAGAGCAAGATGAAGGTCCCGTTCACCCTGTTTACGGTAGAAATTTACCTGAAACGGCGGTTTATGCCTGCCCTCACTGTGGCAGCGCGTGGAATGACTGGCAGCGTCAGCAAAACATCTTCAATACCTGCAGAGTTGCA